TTTACCAACGCGCAAGTCATAAACAGAATTCTTTGTTTTTCGCGGATGCTTGACGAGAATGCCTTGGGTGTGCTTCGTGGGGATCTCAATTAAGTTGGATAGACCGCCCATAACTTCGTAAGGTTTGCCGTCAAGCATACCCACCAAAATAATCCACTTCTCTCCCTGAATAGTCGTGTGGTGGATGCTACAGGGCAACTCAGTTGGGCGTTTTACAGCTTGGTGCTGTGGGAATGATTCTTTCTCTTCCTCGGTGTTTGTGACAAGGACGCCAGTTCGGGATCCATCAACATAAACGGTGATGCCCTTAAGACCAAGCTTCCAGCCAAGCTGGTAAAGTCGAGAAACAACCTCTGGATCGGTGCCTTTTGGAAGGTTAATTGTAGAGCTAATTGAGTGGTCAATGTGCTTTTGAATTGTTGCCTGAATACGAACCCTTGTTTCCCAATCAATAGCATCAGATTCCGTGAAAAAGTCTGGGACTTCGGTTGTGTTGTTGGCTTCAAGATAAGCTCGAACATTATGATGGAAAACTTCATACTCAGTCCACTTATCGCCCAAGTCATCGATAAAATCTGCCTTGATATCAGTCTCGTTGTGAGACAGCTTGCGACGGCGGGTGTAAGAGTTTCGGAAAACAGGCTCAATACCAGAGGATGTCTGAGACATAATAGAAACAGAGCCGGTTGGAGCGTTTGTTAAGATTGAAATATTACGTCTTCCAAACTTGGCAATAAGTTCTTGGAGATTATTTGGCAAGCTTTGAATATAAGCGTTGTTCTTTTCCTTGTCCCAATTAAAGACTGGAAATGCTCCGCGTTCTTGGGCAAGATTGACCGATTCAGTATAGGCGGCAACTTTAAAAGTTGAGTAAATGTTGTCAATAACCTCAATTGCCTCGTCGGAGTCGTATGCGAGTGACAAACAAGCAAGGGCATCAGCCAAGCCGTGGGTTCCAAGTCCTGTGCGACGACCATTTACACAAGCAGCCTTGAGGTTCTCCCAAAGTTCTACTTCGTCGGAGGTATCACACGCTTTAATGATATTGTCCAGTTTTTCAACTTCAAGCTCAACAAGATCGTCAGACAAACGCATAGCAGATGCTGCTACTTGGCTAAAGTGGTCGAAGTCAAAGAACGCAGTTTCTGTAAATGGGTTCTTGACGAAATTCTTGAGATTGACTGAAATAAGGCGGCAGGAATCATAAGCCGAGAGGGGAATCTCGCCACAAGGATTGGTACAAATCGTCTTAAAGCCATCGTCAGCATAAGACTCAGCAGGGAGATATTTTTCAATATTACCCCACATCAGCAATCCGGGTTCTGCTGTCTTAGTAGCCGATTCTACGATTTGCTGCCAGAGACTGGCGGCGTCGATTTCTCTCGTGTATTTTGGGCTTTCTGCATCAACAGGAAACCGAAGAGTAAATGATCCATTGTTCTGTACTGCCTCCATAAATTCATCACTAATTTTCACAGAAACATTTGCCCCTGTAACTTTTGTGAGATCGTGCTTCATTGTGACGAACTTCTCTACATCAGGGTGACGAATATCCATAGAAATCATGAGTGCCCCTCGGCGTCCGTTCTGACCAATCATACGACACACATATGAATATAAATCAGCAAAACTCCAAGCGCCTGTGGTGGTGCCTGCGGAGTTATTAACGGGAGTGCCTTCGGGACGAAGTTGGCTGAGATCAAGTCCTACACCACAACGCCTTTTAAATAGGTTGGCGAGGTCTTTGGAGGAATCAATAATTGCAGAAATATTATCCTCTGGAGAAGCAACGACAACACAGTTGGAGAGGGAGACATTGACATGATTGTTGCCGATGCCCATCATGGGAGAGCCTTGTGGAACAATATAATCAAAATTCTTAATTAAATCAAATATTTGTTCTCTTGTTAGAGCGCTGTTTCCGCCAAACTTTTCTTCAATTCGAGCAAATTCAGACGCGATACGATTATGCATATCGTCTGGTGTTTCCTCTAAAACTTTACCGCTTTTATCTTTAAGAGCGTATTTTGTTAGCCACACATTTGACGCTAACTCGTCGTTATTGAAGTAGTTCTTAAGTTTTCCCAATTTAATTCCCATCCTTGAATTGTTTATATCTTTCTTTTAATTTTTCTGACTGCTGTTTCGCGGCATTAACTTGAATTTCACCGATTGTTTCACCTGTCGAAGGCAGCACATCAATCTTAACTCTGCTGAGATCCATTTTGGCTGGATAAACAAGCCCATCTGGACCGAATCTGTTCTTGGCGACAAACATTCGCCCTGTATTATTATTTTTATCGTCGATTGTTCTGGACACTGAGCAAATAAAGTCAGCAACAAAACATTTGCTGTATGCCTCGGAGATTGCTTCCAAGGTCACGACTTCAGCATTTAGACCTGAACGATTAGTTTGAGATGCTGTCCAAACTGGACATTTATTTTCTTGTGCAATGGCTCGTAGTTCTTCATAGATTGATTCCAAGTCGTGCCTCTTCTCTCTCGTAACAGTAACAGGTTTTAGCAAGTCTCCATAGTCTACCAGAATCATGTCAGGCTTTATATCTCTTTGTTTGAGCTTTTCTATATGATTCTTGATCGTCTGAGTGCTGGCAGACTTCGTTGGGTACTCTTTAATAATTAGCTTGCCGGGGACTTCAAGCACCTTTTCATAAATCATTTCTTTAAAAGAATGCATCTCGGACAGAGAAACTCCAGTAATACAGCTATCATAGCGAATACCAATACTTGTCTCTTGTAGCTCAAGAGTATAATGAATGACCGTCTTTCCTTTCAAAAGCGCCTGGGCTCCAAGATGGACGAGCACCATAGATTTACCTGCTCCTGTAGGCGCAATCACAACACCAAGCTCGCCGTTTCCAAGACCACCTCGACAGAGATTATCAACTTCATCCCAACCCGTGCTAATTGGGTCGCGTGCTTTAATCTCAAATCGTCTTTCAAAATCTGCTACATAATCATATCCAAAATCTGAATTACTGCCAAGCTTGACAGCCTCAGTGATCACTTTTGCCACTTCATCGTATGAGGAGCTTTTTAACAAACCAACAGACTTGATCATAGCCTCTTTTAAAGTTTGTTTTCGGCAAAAATCAAGCGAAGTGTTCTTTATAAACTCTTCATCTCTTACATCGGTGTTATAAATTCTTGAAAAGTAATCTCTGGTTTGCTTTTTTACTGCGTCTGTCTCATCCTCCAACTCAGTGCGAAGAATCGTCAAGAGAATCTTGGCAGTTGGATGAACATTATATTTTTCTTTGTAGTCAAAAATTCTGTCTACGAATACTTGCAGATATTTCAGTTCAAAATACTGCGTCTCCAGAACCTCTTGGATTTGGTCTGAAAAAGCACGATCTTGTAAGATGAGTGCGGCAAGTCCCTCTTGAAAAGACTTGCCATATTTGCTAAAATTAACTTTGTCTTGAGCGGTCAAACGTCCACCTAATTTATAAATTACATAGGTATTATAACACGGCTGGACAGAGTGTCAAATATTTTATTCAATATCTTCGTACCATTCTTCCATGAATGATTCGCCGGTAATCTCTTCCAGTTTTTTAATCATCTTCTCCATATTCACTCTTACAACTTTTCCAGTTCGCGTGTTTTTGGAGAAATACTGCCACTCACCTTCTGGGGTGTGAGGAGAAATTTGTGTCACATTTTGATTCGAATCGCTAACAAACACTTCCGCATGACCAGATACAATTTTAGAGTATATGTGTGCGTGTCCGACAAATAGAGGTGGATCAGTTTTACTGGTACTTCCATCTTCTTGATAGCAATTTAGCGCGACATATCCTTCTACTGTCACATCATCCTCCACAGTAAGTGTACCGCTCATAATTGCGTCACCATTAACATCAAGCGTGGCATTTGCAGCCACGCCAGTTTTTCTAATACCAACTCTTTGGTTTTGACCGAAAACTCTAATTGTGTTTTGATTATTAGTTCTGAGAATAATATCTTTTACATTCTCATTCTCAATAAAAAGGTGCTCATTAACATTAATCTGCATCGCAGCAGCCATATTGCCATCTTTATAAAAAGCAATTTCTTTTAGATTGTCCGCATCTCGCGTATGTAGCACCATTAGCGCTTGTGCTGAACCTGTTAGTTCAAGAGAGCCTGTCAGGACTGCTCCGTAGTTGTTAATAACGAGTCTTTGAGTGCCGTCTGTCTCCAAACTAATTTGGTCTTGTTCAAAATCAATGCCGGTGTCGGCATCGTCCTCAAACTTAATGTCTCCGAACTCTCGTTCGTCTCTTGAAAATTTATAAGCCATATTATAATTAGTTCTTAAAAAAAAGGATGCCCCCCGCAAGGAGGGGCACCCAGGAATATTCAATCGAAATTGAAAAGGAGTATGATTAGATGATACCCCAGTTGTTAGCCTCAAGGTAGACGAAGCTGGCAGCAGCGTAGTCAGACTCAAGTTTGACTTCTGTAAGTCCATCGATTGTGTGTGAACCTTGACGAGCAACAGTAAGACCGTTTCCGTCACCTAAGTTTCCAGCCTTAACGACAACAACGTCGCCAACGGTTGGAGAAGCAGGAAGCTGAACAGACTTAGCAGCAGAGCCAGTGTAGAAGTTGTAACCCTCAGAGAGTGTGTTTCCATCATCAACCACGCGAACGTCACCAGACTGTACAGAAAGAACACCGTTGCTAGCAGCAAGACCAGCACCAGCCATAGCGGACACGAGATCAGCAATAGACTCTTTCTTGGAGCTATCGTCGGTAGCGTCAACAATAGCAATGCTATCAGCAGACACATCAACAGTAGCAGCAGTCAACTCATTAAGATCAAGCTGGAGAGCGTTGGAGCTATAAGCAAGACCGTCGCCAGCAGCGTTAGAATTAATCATAGAACCTTCAACTGCGTTAGCAGCGATAGTGAGAGCACCGCCGTCAGCGATGGTAGCGTCACCGCTAACAACACCAAAGTAGTGATCGCGAAGGGAATCAAGACCAACTCTCTTAAGAGTGCCGCCGTCAGAAATTAAGAACTCGTCCTCATCAGCAATGTCTGCGTGAGCCAATTCAGCTTGACCACTAATAACATTGTCGTTGAGCATTCCTTCTTCGACTGCTCCAGCAGCGATGGTAAGAGCACCACCAGCAGCAATTGTAGCATCACCAGAAACATCACCGAAGTACAAGTCGCGTAAGTCAGTAACACTTTCTTTCTTCATGAGACCGTCATCAGCATCAAGGAAGTAAATGGAGTCAGCATCAACAGCAGCAGCATCAGCAACGCCGTCAAAGCGAACAGTACCGGCAGCGAGAAGGTTACCAGAACCAGAAAGCTGAACAGCAGTAATGTTACGAGAATCATCGATGACGAGTCCGTCTTTAACCTCGTAAGACTCAAAGTTAGCTTTGAGACCTTCAACGTCAGCAGAAGCAGAAAGATCGCCTGCGATGCGGAGTTCGTTGTCAGCAAGCTGAAGAAGATTAGAATCAGTTGAAGTTCCGATATATCCAGAAGAGTCAACTGTGACACCGCGACCAGCGAGACCAGTAGAACCAGAAACAGCACCAGCGGAAGCAGCGAGGTTTCCACCAGAGAATGTACCAGCACCTGCGACAACGAGCGAGCCGTTGTTAAGGGTTAAGAGGTCGTTGTCTCCGGCTGTGCCGATGACACCACCTGTGTCGATGCGAAGACCTGCGCCATCAATACGAGCAGAAGCAGACATAGCGCCAGCGACTGCGACGTTGCCAGCGGTAAGTGTTAAAAGGTCAGTATCTGTAGAAATACCAACTTTACCACCAACGTCGAGTTTTAAATCACGACCAGAAATCACCTCTGAGCCGGAAATTGTTGTGACGTTGGCAAGAGCGCGAGTAGAGCTAATGATAGTGTTACCATCGTGCTTTAACTCGAATTCTCCAGAGCCATCATCCTTGATGTCAATGGATCCCTCTTGATCAACAGCACCGGACAAGATAGCAGGTCCGTGTTGGAATAAATAAGCCATATTTTGTTTATCTCCTATAAGTTAAAAATATGTGAATGTAGTTACCCACCTAAAGAGCCGTTTTATAAAAACGACTCAATAAATGTGTTACCCATCCACCCATATATAGGAGAAAGATTTGAAGAGTGAATATTTTTTGTATCTTCTGTGAAAAAAAAATTAGAAGATATAAAATTTAGTCAAACCATCTGTATAAATCTGGATTGAGGCGTAAGCTGACTCTAACTTAACTTGCCCTTGACCATCAATTGTTTGCCCAGGCACAGAGCAAGAAATAATAATATTTTGTGCTGGAGCTACACCGCCCTCGTCTTTAAAAACCCAAGTTTGTCCATCGGCTGCTGTAGCCGCATCTGGAAGTGAAAAAGTAAAAGAACCTCCAGTAGAGTCTGCCGCAAGATAATAGTCAGCGGGAGTTACTGTGTAGTCACCAGTTCTGACAAAACGCTTATGAATCAAGCCGCCACTCAACTCTGCCACACCAACAACATTAAGAATAAGTGCGTCTGGGGTGCTGCCACTAAAGAGGACGCTCGCGGTTGCAATCTGTGTTCCATCATCGGAGCCTGAGAAAATACCATTCCCAGTTCCGTTTCCGTTACTTGCGGTGTATGTGTTAAACGAAGCTGTGGTTGTAAACGTTGACTCTAAAGATCTTTGATATCCTCTTGGTAGTTTTCCACCAAAACCTCTTCCGAATCCCATTAGCCGACTCCCAAAGAGCCAGTCCAATTATGCTGTAATTGATTTTTGTGAATACCAGTCATGCCTGCAATAACAGAAGCTGAGGATGAAACGGCTGAATGCGCCATCAGATAAAGACGACTAACTTTATAATCTGCGGTAAAGCTCTCATCGTTAAAGAGTACAATATAGTTGGTGCCCTTTACACCATTCTCTGAGAAACCAAGACGAAGCGGAGCGTCTGCTAAATCGACTGAGATTTCGTTCTTTACAATAATAAATTTTGACACTCGATCAAAATCGATTTGTAGGACGACTGGATCGCTGGCGAAGTCAGGTCCAGGGTTGATGTCAAGCGAGGCTGTAGCGTAAGGACTCGAACTAACTTGGAACGAGCCTACATTATGTAGCCCTGCCTGATATGAGTTAAATGTTGACACTATTACTCCTTAAGATTTTGTTGTTCTTTTATCGACTGCATCTTATCATAAGCTTCGCGCTTTGCGTCGGAGAGCTTGCCGAGATAATCATTTCGTCTCAATACTTTGAAAGCGAGGTTTTCAACAGAGTATGCACCAACAGTTTCTAATCCTGTTTTTCTCATCTTGCGAATCTTTTCTTTTAGCTTGTCCGCATACTTTTCAGCTTCCTCGTACTTGCCGTCATCGATAAGAGGTTGGAGACGATCAATCTGGTCCATAAGACCTGCTGCCTTTTTCTTTACATTATCTTTGTCAAAGTCTTGCTTGTCAAGAACTGGTTTCTTAATCCACTCATCATTTGAAATAGAGTAAAGTCCTTGTGCTTCATGTGGGTCGTTGACATCTTGAACATAGATCTCGACCTCGTAGCCTTTGATAAGAATATCGTGGAGACGGTTCCAGATGGACTTCATCGCGTTGAAGTATTCTCTGACTAAATCTGTCTTATCGTCAACATCAGAGAAGTCTACAAGAATATGAAGGTCTACATCTGAAAATTTAGAGTAGTTGTGAGCAGCGAGAGAGCCTGTAAAGGTAATGTCGTCATACTCCGCATCACCTACTTCAAGTGAGTTCCAAAAATCATTTGCGATTGCAATCAACTTTTGCCTAATCTCAGGATCAAGTCTGTCGTCTTCTTGGTTCCAAAAGTCTTTGTTGAGTTCGTCGTGAAACTCAAAGCTTGATAAGTCTACATCCTCTGGATCGTTTTGTTCGTTGATAAAGTTTTTAAAGTTCTTAACAAGAAATTCGGAGTTCGGCTGTGTGCTAACCGAATCTCCGAATGTTTGTCTCCATTTATTATAAAGTTTCATACTAATAAATAGTTTTATCTTCGCGAATCTGCTACAATCTTATTCATCCAAGCGTACATATCAACGAAATTAACAACACCAAAACCATCTTCAATCATCATAGCCTTGACAGTTGTTTTAGCAAACTCTGCCTCAAAGTTGTCGAGGGCATAATTAATTTTCTTTCTACCCTGAACACTTACACTTGGAGTGTAAAGCTGCATAAGGCGATAGTTCTCTTCTACCCTGTCTCGGTTTTCAAGAACATTAGTATACGCCTTAACCTTGCCTGCATGTTGTTGCGAGTATTCCATCAGCGTGTCGATATCATAAGACACATCTTCCGATAAGAACGGAAAACGCTTGGAGATAGTTGGAAGCCCAACTCCACCGACGCCTGGAAGGTTATCTGACTTATCACCAGCAATCGCACGGGCAAGAGCAAAGTTCTTTGGGTGGATGCCGTGCTCTTCGACAAGGCTCTTTTGATTAACAATCTGTTTTTGAATGGGGCGGAAGACGATGGTCTCTCCATCGCACAACTGAAAGAAGTCTTTGTCAGAGGACACAATAACTTTTTGCCATCCAGCAAAGCTTGGATGCTGAACAACCACACTAATAATGTCGTCTGCTTCTACGGCTGGCAACATAAGCTGGACAATAGGCAGTTCGTTTAGATACTCC